TGACAATTGCTGGTACGAAAAGGCTGATTTAATTCGAGAGCAATTCCTCGCCATTGCCACCGAACTTGAAGCCCAGTAGTCATTCCAACTTCCCCTGCAGTTTGTCCACGCTTTCCGAAAATCGCCACATAGCGTCGGCATAACTTGCTCCGATAGGCTCGGGTTGCGGCTCTGGTGTTTTGTATCCAGCCTGGTCCAGTACGGCACGGGCAAAGTCGAGCACGCCCTGATCGCTGAAGCAGATGTAATTGGTGAAGCAGTTTGCGTGCATGTACATGATCTCTTGAATTTGTTCGTCAGTCATGGGAATAGGAAGAAAAGGTTAATTGGTCAGAGCACGGGCATTTCGTATTCTTGAGTGACATTGCAGTAGTGCTTCCAAATCACTTCTGAACTATTTCCCGCCCATTTAGCTACTTGCGCCACGGGAATGCCTCCCTCTATCCACCTGCTGATCGCAGTGTGACGCAGGTCATATGGCCGATAGCGATGGGAAGTGAGGCCAGCGGCGTACAGCTCTTTAGCCCTGTCGTAGAAGAAGGATTGAAAAGCGTAGCGATTATACGGAAAAATGAAATCATTATCCCCTTCCATCGTGCTCAAAATTTCCAAGCACCTGCCATTTAATGGCACTGCTCGTTTTTTGTTTGTTTTTGTGCTGTTCTTAAGGCCATGGGTGAGAGTGTAATTGCTGTGAACAAGGGCGCGATTGTCCTTAATGTCTTCCCATCGCAATGCCCTTACTTCGCCTGTCCTCATGGCAGTTTGAAGCATGAATTCTGAATAGGCAGCCCAATTGTGCTTGTGTTGACGCGCCTCAAAGGCAGACAGTAAAAGCGACACTTCATTGCGCGGTATAACAATGATTTCCTCGTCTGCCTGAGGGGGTTTTGGCATGCGAAAAGTGGTGATTGGATTTCGTTCTAGATAGCCAATATCCTCGCTTGAAGCCCACCGATAGAGCGACTTGATGTACATCGCAACTCGCCGCGTGCTTTTTACTGGACTTTGCGACAGCACCCACGTCATGACCTGCCGTCCTTCTTTTAAGTCGGTTATGGGGCATCGTTCAATCCATTTGCTCACCTGCTTGTAATCGGCCTCAAACGTGGTCGGGTGGACAACGGTACTTCGTTCCTGCTTGAATTCGAGCCAAGCCTGCTGAAGGGTTTTATGCATGGAATGGAGTATGCCAGGGTCAGGGTATAATACACTGAGACTTCCCGCTCCAGCACTTGTGTTCCTTCTTGACGGCAAACCCTTGGCCCCAGACGTGGCCTTCACGCACGATGGGATTCAGTACCCGGCTAATTTTCTGAGATTAAGCAGCCCAGAAGAACGTGCAGCCATTGGTATCACTGAAGTACCTGACCCTCCGGTTTACGACCAACGTTTTTACTGGGGCTACGACGCCGAGGGCGAGCTGATCCCGAAGGACCACACGCAACTGGTCGAGCAGTGGGTGGCGCAGACGCGCACCACGGCGAACACGCTGCTGGCCCCTACGGACTGGATCATCATCCGCGAAGCTGACAACGGCAAAGCTGCTGACCCACTGCTTAAGACTTGGCGCGAGGACATCCGCCTGGCTACCGGCGTGAAGGTGGGAGTAATTCGTGACACCCTTGACACCACTGATCTCGCTGCCTACATCACTGGCGCCAACTACCCCGTGTGGCCCGCTGATCCTTACGCGCCACAGCCAGTTTCAGAGTCGAACGACGACACTATGATGTTTTCGAATAGTACTACCAGCGGCTTCTAATGGCAGTAAAGGCAAAAGCGGGCGCCTCGAGCTCGAAACGCATTATTATCAGTCAGCCCAAAACCACCAGACAAGGCAACGGCAAAAATAGCAAGCCAAGCCACGGTCGAAAACTAAGGATTGGCCAGGGCAATCGTTAATTGACCTATCAGGACAAGGAGGCTACCATGACGGGGCCTCCTTTTTCATGCAATGGCAGTGGTCAACACAATTTCCTTTTCCCATCGTTTTTCTGATGATGGAGTTTGCCACGATACTTGTTCGTATCAAGAAATCAATCACGTTTACAGTGCCGATGCCGCTCCTGCAGTGGCAAGGGCTTTCTATCAGTTCATGATGGCTTGCGGCTACGCACCACAGAGTGTTTCTGACGCCATGATTTCGATTGCCACGGAATACGATGAGGCTTATGGAAACCAGAAAGATTAGGATAGAGGGAAATGAGGATGAATCGTGGCACAAGTTGTAAAGGGTGGAGAGCAGTTTGAAACTCACATTCTTGCCGACTATCGAGGCCAACTTGTTCAAAGTGGCGTAGATAGTGGCGCTGTCGATGCCTTTGGAAGACAGCGTACAAGCAGTCCTTATACGCTGTTTGACAGCACAATGCGCTATGACAAGCGCCCTGATCAATGGTTCGACAGCATTGTTGGCAGTGGCACTTCTAACTTCTTGACAAATGAAAGCAGCGTGGCGATGACAGTCACCACGGCTTCTGGCGATACAGTTCTTCGCCGCACCAAGCAAAATTTCCCCTATCAAGCAGGCAAGAGTATGATGCTTTTGCAAAGTTTTGCCGGCGCTCCATTGGCTTCTGGGCTTATTCAAGAGGCTGGTTTGTTTAATGATCAAAATGGAGTGATGGTTCGAGCTAGTGGAACCACGGTTCAGTTTGTCATTAGAAGCTATTCTTCTGGCGCAGTGGTTGAAAATGTCGTTAATCAATCATCCTGGAACATAAATACACTGAGCTCCCTTGATTTTTCAAAAGCGCAAATCTTTGCTGCTGACTTGGAGTGGCTTGGCGTTGGACGTGTGAGGTGTGGGTTTGTTGTCAATGGAGAAGTGACTTACTGCCATGAATTTGAGCATTTTAATGCGCTAAATAGCGTTTACATGACAACTGCTATTTTGCCAATGTCATACCGAATTTACAATGCAACTGCTCAAGCCTCTGGCGCGACGATGAAGCAGATTTGCTGCAGTGTCCTTAGCGAAGGAGGCTACGAACCGGACGGCGCAATTTATTCTGTTAGCCATGATCTTGCGGCTGTTCCTAATACGTCTGGCGAAAGAATTACAGCAGGCATTCGAATGGCTAGCGGTCGCACTGGAAATGTAATCTTGCCAGTTCGCATTTCAACGACTATCGCCACCAGTGACGTGGTGCTATGGCGCTTGCGTCTCAACCCGACCCTTTCAGGCGTTACGTGGACAGCGGCAAACAATGGCCGTGGAAATGTAGAAGTGACGACAAGCGGCACTGCTACGGGAGGCACGGTTATCGACTCTGGCTTCGTCAGCCAAGGCAGTGCCAATAACTATACAGCGGCAGAGGCCATTCGTCTTGCCCTCGGACAAAATGCTTCTGGAGTGAGTGACACTCTTATTTTGACTGTTGACAGTTCTACCAGCGCCAAAGCCTTGGGCATGATTGGCTGGGTGGAAGTAGTATAGAAAGCACTTTCGCGGACCATTGCCTTGGAACTAGGTTTTAGGGAAAGCCAGCAAGAAGCGCTTGCCGAAATCTTGCAAGAGCTAATGACAGACGAAGATTGTGCGGATGCCTGTTACGAAACGATTGTCGCGGCCATTGATTCGTGGTTAAATTATCACGAAAAGGAATTGCGCAAATGGAAGGCCTTGAGGGACAAGATGATTTAATTGCCAGCGAGGGGAAACGGTCTCTTGGCGATTTCTTGAACTCGCCTGAATTGAAAAAGCTTCAAGAATCCTTTGCGGCTTTTGAACGAAGTCAGCAAGCAAGCGATGACGCTTGGTGGGACAGCTTGGACTACGAAAGCCGGGCAAGGGCTTTCCGGCAGATTGCAAAACTGATGTATCGCGCCGAAGTGGAAGATCGCGGTTCTTATCGATGGGCCGTTTATGACGTGTTTGGGCTGGAATATGGCGATGGACTTGCGCACTACATGGCGCTGCACAACTTTATTGGGATGGGTCTTGATTCCCGAGTGTCCAAGTGATGCGGAGTTCTGCGCCAAGGGCCTTGATTGCCTCGCTGGCATCGTCTGGCGCTTCGTGGACGATCATCACGCTTGGCACCACTGCGTCGAGCAAAGGCGTCACAGTAGCCCTCGGGAAAAGCTCCTGAGCTTTGGCGGCAAGAGTTTCTGAGCGATGCTCTCGCTCTTCTTTCTCCCATTGCTCAACCAATGTTGCAGCCTGCTTGTCAACGGCCTGTAACGTCGTTTGCGTTTTCCGTTCCACCCACGCAGGCCTGCACCATTCCAAAAGCTGTTTATACCACCACTGGGAAACGATGGAAGGGCGTTGTTTGGCCAGCTCAAGGGCTAGCTCGTAACAAAGCGCGAGGAACCATTCCCGCCAGTTCATTGACTTTCTTGAAAAACGCTTACGAACACCGTTCCTTTTCTGTAGAGCGGAAGTACTTTGTTGATAAGGTCTTGATTGAAGATCCTGCAACAACCGTGAGTTGCCACAAGCGCTTGCTTAGGTGCCCAGGCTCCAGGCCATCCCAGCGCACTGCCGCCTCCATGGAGACCAATTCCAGCACGTCCAGTTCCTTTTTCCTGGCCCTCTAGCTCGATCATGTCATAAAAGGCCCAGCCATATGCCATGAGCGTCCTGTCGTAAGGGGCCTTGTCGCCATGAAGGGCGTAGTCGTTGTAAAGCTGACCGAGCCGGTAAAGCCCCGGAGGAGTGTCAGATTTTTGCAGCTTCCACTCGAAGTCACTATATTGCCCCCGAGCCAAGCAAGGAATCTCCCATAGCAGCTTTCCCTCGAAGGAAAAAGCTTTCATGGTTTCGCTGGCATCGTTCACAATAAGATGCGAATCGCCTTGCTTAAAACCAAAATCTTGAGGACGCTTCTTGGGGCCAATCATGGTGACAGTTGTTGATTCAGGAGCGTATTGTTTCATCAACTTAGAAAGCTTCGTCGGGTAGTCAGGGTCCGTCGCGTATTTCTGTTGATAAAGCATCCGAGCCGCTGCGTAGCGGTTGGGGGCATTGTTGATGCCCTTGAAATGGCGGTAGTCCTTGTACCAACGAGTGATAAGGTATTCAATACAGGCGGCAATGCTTGGAAAGTCA